CTATTAGTCCGCGGAATTATTAGAAAATTTTTTGGTTGTCAGGTGCTTACCACGGCAATAAAATATGTGCTATACTGTATACAGAGGTACAAAATGAGATACATGATCGCACTACTGATGATTAATGCCTGTGGCCACGAGTGTATAGGCACGATGACTAACAGCGGCATATGCATCATCAATATTGATCGTATAGATACAACCACGGACGAGTTCGACGCCATCATGATCGAGTGCGATGCAATGGCGGCCGAATACTATGGCCAAGACGTGCCAGTGCTAGACGTTCCATTCAGCATTGAGATAGTTGCTGACATAATAGACTGCGATAATTATGAGGCTGGCTGTGCTGGCATATTGTACGCATACAGTGATTACGAGATGGTATTAGTACAAGGCGACACATGGTTACAAACTGCGTTGTACCACGAGCTAGTGCACTACTATCAGTATGCATACCATGGCGTGCGTGACTTTGATCATACAAGTATTGAGTTCGACATGAGTAGTGGATGGACGCTTGAGATGCGGTTATTGATTGCTGTCGAGACTACTGTGTTGTAGTATCATGCTCTTTAATTTCCTTCCTAAGTTCAAACGCACACTCAACAAGGCCATCCGACACAAGCCCTATCTGCCCCATTTTTCTACACGCATCGACGATATCAGGTGGGCTTCTTTCCAAATCACAAATGCGTTGATCTTCCCTGGCTACATCTAACAGTTTGAATCGTTCTTCTTTCGCTACATCTAAAAATTTTTGCATAAGTCTAACCGCTTCTTTTTTTGTGCGTCGAACAAAGCCAAATCTGTACATCATCTCTTGTATATCCGAGCCTACCCATATGTGGTGCCCAACGTCAAACCCCATATTATCGTCGAAAATCACGCGCCAATATTTCTTTCCTTCTTTCGGCTTCCATTTTTTCATTTTTTGCGCCTTTGGTATTATAAAATTACATGTCTCCACGCCTAGATAGCATTCCATTTTTTTCATATTAATACCCCAATTCTGTCAGCCAGTTTATTGCCTCTTGCGCACCTTTACAAACTCTCGTGGCCCAGCCATGCGCCTCTAAGGCCTCCAACCACATCCTTTGATCTGAACCGACTGTGCCTCCGCTCCTGCGTTTCAACTCGATCGCTATAGCGTGCCTACATGGCTGCCGTGGCGGTTGTGTAAAAATCAGATAATCAGGCACACCTTTTTTTGCACCTTGCCGCTTGAGGCTCGCGCCCGTGACCGCGCTCCTGTTTCCGCCGTTTGGCACGTGACAATACAAAATCCCGCGCATGTCGAGCCACTGTGCTAGGGCTGCGCCTTCTTGGGCTTCGGTGGGGCATGGTATTTTATTCATCAATCACCTCGTTCGCTCCAATTATTATTTGTGGCGTTTGCTGTAGCACATTTATCTGCTTTCTTATTTCTCTAACGGCTTTTATTATCGTATCAATCGGCTCGCCATTATTATCATCCCATCCTTGCTCTATCAGTTGATCCTCATTTTTTAGTGTTTCAGATTGCTTCATTGTATCTCCTTTGCATAATCGATCCAAACCGATGAAAATATTCAACAAATTTCCAATCTTTATCACCAATATAAATAAAAGCATTCCCGCAAGCTGGGCTTTTCGCTTCTATGCCATCTTGATCAATAAATCTAATACGATGGTTAGTAAAACATATCAGATAAGCATACAGCGGTTGAAACCATTTCTCGCTCGTGTTGGCATTGACTAACAGTATGATATTACATCCTTTTTTGTGTTCTTCAATGCATTTTGCAATCCATTTTTGCATCATACCACGGCCGTACGGTGGATTACAAAACACATTGCCGGACCACTCGAGTGCAAGACCGTCATCGCCAACTGTGAGGTATCTTTCAGCCTTGACAATCTCTTGTGCTTTTTCGCAGCTTGCCGGATCGAGATCTATAGTACCTCCAAATGCCGATCTTGCGGCCTCGATATATTTTGCAGGTGTGTACCATTCTACTGATTTTGCTAGGTTTTTTGCATCATTCATTGTTCGATCCTTTCAAAGCGTTCGTGCCAAAAGTTGATAAGCTCAAATCTATCGCGCGTGCCACCTGCCATTCGATACACAACTACTATAATTTTATCGATCGTTCTGCACTCAGTGCCTAGTACACTACACGTTGCGCCATCGGATTTTCGCCTCCAATCTCCGTTGAGTGTGTTTTCTCTTTCGACTTTTTGAGCGCCGTTGAAATTCCATGGTTCAGATTTTTTGCTCATGTTTTCACCGCGCGATCATCCTTCTCAGCCCATGTCTGATAATGCGCAGTGAGATTGGCTTTATAATCCACCCCCAAAGCATCGGCCAATTTCTTCTCCGGCGCTACCCAACCAGCTGGCTTTAAGATTTTGCCATCTTCGCGACACTCAATGTCGCTTGTGACTTTTGACATATTGGCCTCGTGCACGATGTCGAAAAGCGTATCAATATCAGTCACGCCAATCTCGGCTAGTGCGCCAAGTGCTAGATAGATGATGTCAATGCAGGCATCGACTTGGTCAACAACGTGATTGGCATGCAGTAATTCTTCCGTTTCTTCCAAAATTAAATTGAAATGCAGCCACCTGGATGAATTGATCGGTGCTACTCTATCGCCAATTGCCAGGTTTGCATCGCGTCGAAATTCTTTCACTTTTTTTAGTTCGTTGTTCATGACAACCCCACCAAATCGTTAGGTGTGACAGCACCCTTGGTTAGTGTCGCAATTCGTTGCATAAATTTGAGCGTAGGGAAGTTATGACCGTTCACCCAGTGATAGGCTGTTTGCTCACTACAACCGATTTTTTTGGAAAATGTCCGCACGTCCATTCCATTGTCCAGTAACCATTTTTTTAATCTCATTTCGAGTCTCCTTTTTTTGGAATTATAGCCTACATATTGGTATTTAGTCAAGCCGTTTTTTAAAATAGGGCTAAAAGTCTTTTAATATTGAGTCACTTTATCAAACAACCAGCACTTTACACTTTAGTTTACACTTTCGGCCGTGACAAAAAAGAGTGACAAAGTTATGTCACCGCATATATACGCGTAATTACTATGTAATTGTAGCTTTGGTGACAAAGTGACAATAAAAAACGCAAAATCAGTTAGATGGCTTTTTATGTATATCCGTTACTACTATTATATATATATAATACTATGTCATTATGTCATTATATATATATAGTATTGTGGTTATTGATTTTTTTTGATGACAAAGTGCAAAAAAAACTTTGTCACCGCTTTGTCATTGTCACATATTAGGCAGGTAGAAAGGAGTTCGCCAACCTCGGCTTAATTTATCACGATCTTCATTCCATTCCAGATCGCGCATTATCTTTCCTATGCGCCTGGATTCCCTTTTCGTCATATGGGCACTTTCTAATTGTAATGCCTGGTATGCTATTTCGTGCGTCTTGTGCATGCGCAATGCATTCTTGTTCTGCTCGCACCACTCTGCAATTGGGGCGTGCCATGGGTCCTGCTCGATGCGCGTTTCTTGTTCTTCGACTGCGAGCTTGCTAAGTGCATTGTCAGGCCACCAAACCTCACCAGTCATAAAGATACTGACTGCCTCGGCGAGTAATTGTGTTCTATCAGCTGCAATCCGGTGCAAGTCAATTTGACTAACTTCAGCGACATTTACAGGCCAAAACCTTCGATTTCCAGTATCATCTTGAAACGGCTTGGCGTCATTTGTCGTTGCCGCGAAAACGCAACACCTTGGATATGTGCTTGCCGTCCTGGCATAGCTTTCACGCGCTTCGTCGTGCGTCCTTGTCAAAAACGCTTTTAGGCTTTCGGTGTCTGATTTTCGCATAGCGCTAAGTTCGGCGAACTCGACAAGCAATTTGCCGCGAAGCTGTATTATTGCGTCCTTATTTGTGACGTCGGGGGGTATGCTGTCAGTGTACCACTCAGCACCTATTATTTGCAGTGCGCTTGATTTCCCGCAACCTTGAGGGCCCTGCAGGACTAGCGTAAAGTCGCATTTGCATCCAGGCTGCATGGCACGTGCTGCCATAGCAAGCAACCATTTGCGTCCTATCCCGCGTGTGTATGGGTTGTCTTTCGCTCCCATATAGGAGCTAAGCCATCTGTCGATCCTTGGTATGCCGTCCCACTTGAGGCTGCTGAAATACTGTTTTATCAAATTGAATGGCCTTGACTTCGCGACATTTTCCACAGCCGCCCGCACTTGCTCAATCGGGAATTGCACCTTGTAGGTGCTCGTCGCGTAGTGCTGTACTGCTGTCGCGTCGGAGTCCTGCCAGTCCTCAAACCTTTTAATTCGCGACCACACACCTGGGCAATTTGGTAGTGCGTCAAGCCACACGATGCGCCCTCGAAGCTCGTCGAAGCCAAGGCATTTAGAAAAGTCGCGATCACTGTCCAGCAAAATTGTCAAATTTCCTGCTGATTTATGCATTATTATATCACCATTTTTATTTTTTGTGTGCGTGATTTCCTTTCTTGCACTGCATAGGCTGTTTTCTTCGTAGTATTCCACGGGCATGTCTAGCTCATCTAGCCACATGGGCGGTTCCGGTAGTGCTTTTTTTTGTGTTTGTTGCGGCTGCACAACTCTTGGTTCCATCATTCCTGCCTGCATACCACTGTCTATGGTTTTCAGCGCTTCATTGTGTTTTAAGCCGATGCGTTCAGCGATAACGGTTAATTCATTTTTTACGAATGATTCATCAAGCGCACCTGCTCCGACGAATTGTCCAAGATTAAAAGCAGCTGTGTTCAAGGTATCGTTTCGAGTGCCATTGCACGCACTTCCGAGTATATTAAGTTCTGATTCCATGGCTTTTTGCGCGTATGATGGATGAATGTTTCCTGCCATTATTGTGGCAGGTTCGTACTCGCGTGCTTTTAAATGATCTACCCAGGTAGCTGGCAATTCTGCTATTGGTATGGCCAAATATTCAGTGTATTCAATCCCATTTATTGTAGAGCCAGGCGAAAGCAAATAGCCACCATTAGAGCGTATGTCGATGCCTTCGGCAATTCGAGACACACTATTTTTTATGCTGGCGTCAGATGGTACACTGAAATACAAGTGTCTGCCTCCTGTTGGCGTGCATGTAGTATAGGTGTATGGTAATTTCTCGATGCGCTGTTCAAGCTGTGCCAATGCGTCTATGGCGTGTTTCTCATCTTTCTCGTCGAGATCAATACCGATTAGCCCGTTTCCCATTGCGCACGCTATATTATAGCCTTCATCTCTCCACTGTTTGATTATAGCAACATCGTTGGTTAATTCATCTTGCCATCCCGTGTGCAATGGGGATTTACCATTTTTCACAATTGGGAAGTATCGCATTAGTTGATGCATTGGCGCCTCGCTGGCCATTGGCCGAAAATGTTTTTGTAATTTACCGCCGCGAATCCGGCTTTATAGCCTTTTGATCGCGCGAACGCCATAAGCCTATTATACTCAATGCTTTTTTCGCTATCAGTTGCATCGTTTATGATCGGTGCTTCACCAAATAGTTTCTTATAATTTTTCTGCACCCAGTATAGCCCGTAGCCGTTTGCTTTCGCAACATTCCTTAAGCGCAAATATTCTTTTCGCTTCAGAATGTCGTCTGTCTGCGCGCCTGCGAAGGCTTCGCTAAGCTCCTTGCCAACGTATTTCAGCTCTATTATTTCGGCCTTTTGCTTTAACTCTCCGCCGCATTCTGGGCATATCCAATTATAGGCCTCGGTGACTGCACCGCAGTGGTGGCATACGCGCATGGCCGTTTTTGACGTGCGCTTTATGCCTTCGCCGTCGAGTGTGTAAAATTGATCCTCGTCCGGGCGGCCATGCTTCAGCGTTGTGCCAGTCAAATCTATTAAAATAGCCGATTCTTTTCCGGCGTATGGGCGCAATATTCGACCCGCCATTTGCATGTATAGGCCATGGTGCCCAACTTTGCGAGCCATTAGTATTGTGCTGGCCTGTGGTACGTCAACGCCTTCTGTGAGCGCCGTTACATTCCACAGCACCCTTACAACACCAGCGCTAAACTGTTCGAGCAGCGTTTTACGCTCTTGCGATGGAGTATTTGCCTCAATCACAGCCGATTTTATTCCAGAGTCGCAAAACGTTTGTGCAAGCTCATAGCTTTGCTTGATCGTCCGTGCGAATCCAAATGCGAGTGAGTCATCGGCAAAACGCCTATATGCCTCAAGCGGTGGTTGCGCTAAATTATCTCCAAGGCCAGTATCTGGCTGGAATAGCCTACACCTCACCAAATGCCCTTGCTCGATTAGATCTGAGTACTGCGCGGCTACCACCATTGATTTAAATACATCACCAAGCGGCCTACCATCTGCGCGCTGTGGCGTAGCCGTCAAGCCGACGACTTTGGCCTGTGGGTAGCATGCGAGCAGCTCGGCATATGTGTCAGCATTCACATGGTGGCATTCATCCCAGATTATAATGTCGGCATGTGGCCGTATATCGCGCGCTAGCAGTGTTTGTATTGATGCCACTTGCACAGGCGATTCGGAGGCCTCGCAGTCAGGCGCAATGATTCCACAGCCGTCTATTCTGTTCGCTGCTTGCCGAATAAGCTCGATTCTATGCGCTAAAAATAGCACGCTTAGGCCGTGATCAACGGCATTGGCTATAATGGCTTGCGCCATAACAGTTTTGCCGCTTCCAGTCGGAGCTACAAGGCATACACATCTATGCAGCTCAAGCTCTCGCAGTACGTTTGATACAGCTTTTTCTTGATATGATCGTAATTTCATTGTTTTTTTGCCCATTCCCATGCTTTTGACATGACATCCTGGCATGTTCCTGTTTTGAGCGATATATCAATACGCATCGCTATTTTATCCCAATCCATGGGATCGGTATAGACGGTGCGGTTATTGTTCAAATACAGCATCAACTCTCGTATTAGATTAATCGTGTGGGGATGCCATTTATAATGCTGTCTCAGCGTGTGCATTGTGTTGACTTTCTGTTTTTTACATGCATAATAACCTCACTTCATTTTCGTACTCTTTCATGTGTGCTCCTTTTTGTTTAAATTAACCGTCTAAATAAAACTACAACAAAAAAAATAAATTGTTAAGGTAAAAAATAATCCTTACTTTTTTTAAAAATATAAAATACTATTCAAGAAGGTAATTAAACCAAAAAGGAGTAACAAATGCCCGAGAAAGAAAAAGAGAAAAAGTCATACACTATCTACTTTGAGGCCGATCTAGCCTCGAAAATCGACGCTCTTGCAGCGTCGCAGATGCGAACGTCAACCAACATGCTGATCTACATGGTGACCCAGGCCATGGCCAAGATCGAGCAGGAGGAAAAATGCTAACACCTGAGCAAATTGTTTTGAGGAAAAACGGCATTGGTGGCAGCGACATAGCAGCCGTGTGTGGCCTAGACAAATTTCGTGCACCTATTGATGTATGGGTAGACAAGACCACGCCACCCGATGAGCACGTCGAGCTTACTACCCCTGACATCTATCGAGGCACATACCTTGAGGACGGAATAAGGCAGTGGTACTCTAAGCTTACGGGCCACAAGGTCGAGAAGTCTGGTGTGCTCTTCCACCCAGAGTATAAGTTCATTTTTGCGAGCCCCGACGGCATTATCAAGCAGTCACACGTGCTTGAAATCAAATCGCCACGTCGCGGTGATGATTGGGGCGAGGAGTTCACCGACGACATACCAGAATGCTACATACCACAAGTTACATGGGAATGTGCATGCGCGCAGTTACCACGTGCAGATGTAGCAGCGCTGATATTCGGTGAACTCAAGCAATACCATGTCGCATATGACGAAGACTTATTCAAGTCGTTGGCAAAGATAGCTGAACATTTTTGGCAAGAATACGTTGTGGAAAATGTACCGCCACCAGCGGACGACACAAAGCAGTATGAAACATACCTACGCGGCAAATTCTCATCGCATACCGAAGAGATGCTTGCTGCCAATGGCGATCTAGAAGAGGCTGCTCTTGAACTAAAAAAATTAGAGCAAGAGATTGCCGATCTTGAAAACCAAGCGCAAGCTCGCAAGAACATTATCCAGGGATATATCGGCGAAGCAGCAGGCGTTGAAGGCCCATGGGGCAAGATTACGTGGAAGCGCAGCAAAGATTCAAGCGCAATAGATTATAAGGCCATTGTGGCCGAACTAAGCCCATCAAAAGAGATATTGGCAAAGCACACAACAGTAAAACTAGGTTCACGTAGGTTTTTAAAGAAGTTCATTTAATAACAAAGAAACAGGAGATTCGCATGGCAGAGAACAATCAATTAGTAACCCTGAGAGACAAATTTCAAGACAGCAGTATTGTGGCTGCACTGCAAAGCTCGGTGCCTTCCACGATGCAAAAATACCTCACACCAGACCGCGTCACACGCATTGTGCTAGGTGCCGTTAGTCGCGACAAATACCTCATGCAGTGTACACCTGCATCTATTTTACGATCCGTCATGGACTCCGTGTCTCTTGGTCTTGAGCCTACAGGCGGGGTGCTTGGCCAGGCGTATATGATCGCGTATCGGAACAACAAGCAGGGTGGGCGTTACGAGGCACAACTAATTGTTGGGTATCGTGGCCTTATATCCTTGGCACGGCGCAGCGGCGGCATTCAGTCAGTAGAGGCGCATATTGTTTATGAGAAAGACCACTTCGATCTCGAATATGGCCTAGATTCAAAAATAAAGCACAAGCCCAGCTTTGAGGCGGACAGAGGTAAAATCCTTGGGGCTTATAGTGTAGCCAGATTCGTAGAAGGTGGATTCCACTTTGAGTTTATGACAAAGGCTGAGATCGACGCTATACGCGAACGGTCACGCGCTGCCAATAACGGCCCGTGGGTTACTGATTATGCAGAGATGGCCAAAAAAACTGTCGTACGCCGTGCTTCCAAGTTCTGGCCCATGTCAATTGATATGGCAAAAGCGCTTGAAATTGAGAGCCGAGCAGAGGCTGATGAAGAGCAGATTGACAACAATATCGTTGACGCATCATTTGCCAATGACGATGATGAAGAAAAACCGCCAACCAAGGCGCAAAAATTAAACGAAAAGTTGCAAGAGCCAAAGAGAGCAGCGAAGAAGGCAGTAACGGTGCAAGTAGAGCAACAACAACCTGCACCAGTAGCCAAGACCGAGCCATCACCGCAATTAATACGGCAGCCAGCCGCGCATATAGAGCAGGCCGAAGAACCCGAACAAGCGCAAGCAACATTGCCAGGCACGTTGCCAGGAATGGCACCGACGCGCATGGACGTAGCCAAGCAACTAGACAAAATACTCGAATATGCATGCCGTAAATGGTCGCAGCCGATAGTGGAGGAGCAACTGAGCCTGTTGGGCACAACGACTGAATATCTTGCGCGTAAGGCAGATATACCGACATTGCAATACTATATCGATACATACATGGCCATGAAGGACGAGATGCCAGATGTCCCTTGGCTGCCAAAAGAGCTGGCTGCCAAATTAAACAACGATGTAGGCATGCCGCTTCGGCAGCATTTTTTGGATGAATGGAAAGAACTAAAATCACGGGTGCCGCGCAAATGAATGCCAGGCAGCTAGCAGAGGCTGGTAACCGAGACTGGTGCATGCGCTGGAAAATGGCAGGCTTCGAACCTGATCCAGTGCGTGATTTGCAGGAAGAGCGCGAAAAATACGAGTATGAACAATCGACAAAAGGAGATGACGCACCATGTCAGGACTAAACAAAGTGATGCTAATAGGCCATCTAGGTAAAGATCCAGAGATACGCTACACGCAGGCAGCCATGCCGGTGGCTAATTTCGGGCTTGCCACGAGTGAGACGTGGAACGACAGAGACGGAAACAAGCAAGAGAAAACCGAGTGGCACAAGGTAGTAGTGTTCGGCAAGCTGGCCGACATATGCGGCAAATACCTTGCCAAAGGCCGCCAAGTCTATATTGAAGGAAAGCTACAGACCAGGCAATGGGAAAACAAAGAAGGCCAAAAGCAGTATTCTACCGAGATAGTCGCCACCAATCTTGTATTTATTGGAGGAAGCAGCGGCGAATACAAAGGCGGCGGCAATGCATCTAAGACGCAGCAGCCAGCGCCAAGGCCAGCGCCACAGCAGAATTTGCCTGGCGAGTACGAGCCGGATATTAACGAGCATCTCAGCGGTGATGATGACTATCCGTTTTGAGGCCATTTGACGCACCCAAGACAACGAAAGGAAAATAAAATGCTAGAGACAAGATGCCATTTTTGTGAAGAAAAAGACGCACGCATAAAAATGCTACGCGATGCGATAAAAGCACTGCTGCACTTCAATCACGACCCAACGCCGAGCGAAGTCGAGGAAATTTTAGCCGAGTTAGAACGGCTTGCGCGCGTTGACCCAGATTTTCACCATGACGAATTCGAAAATCTGGCTAAATTAGCTATAGCCTTGCTGGTGACAACATCAGAAGGAGGAAAATAAAATGCCAGAGATAGACCACGATTACACTACAGAGATCACGTGCCCGTATTGCGGTCATAAAGTCCGCGACTCGTGGGAATACACCGAAGCGTTAGAAGATGGTGACACGGAGCTTATCCAGTGCGGCGAATGCGAGCGCGATTTTTTGGCTGAGTTGAGTGTATCTGTGTCGTACTCGACGCAGGTGATAAATGAAATTTCGTTTTTGGATGAGTTTATACCTATGCTTAATAACGGCACAAAAACACTCACCAGACGGCCAAAAACAAATAAAAAACCGCATGAGATTGGCGATATATTGCGGGTACACGACACCGAGATTTATTTGCGTGTACAGGCCGTTACACAAGAATTTTTACAAAATATCCACCCCGACGATTTACCTGCGGAGGGTTTCGCTCGTTGTGATATGGCTGGATTTATCGAACTTTGGGACTCGATATATGCCGAAAAAGGTCTTAGTTTCGCGTCGAATCCACTAGTGATGGCTTACAAGTTCAGGCGGGTGCAGCTATGACCGACTGGCAAAAAATTCGTGACCTGCTACAACGCGCTTACGATGAAGGCACATGCAGTATAGCGCTATCGGATAGACCGTGCAAAAGGTTTTCATGCAGGATTAAACGGTTTTTGAATTGGATTAAACGCGTTTATGCGCGATGAGGTTGATTATGGCTGAAAAACCAATAATATTCAACACTGCGATGGTTCGCGCCATAGTGGCAGGCGTGAAAACTCAAACGCGACGGCCAACGGCAAAGCAGCAGTATGAAGTTGGCGATCTCTTGTGGGTGCGTGAGACGTTTTCGAATATTCAAGAAGAGTATAAGGGGATTGTGAACGTAATATATAAGGCGGATTTCGTGGGGAAAGTTAATCCATTTAATCCGGTAAAATGGAGCCCATCAATTCATATGCCTAAAAAATACGCACGCACATGGTTGTGCGTGAAAAGTGCTCACCTTGAGCAGTTGCAATCTATCACTGAAGATGGAATGCTGAATGAAGGTGTCAGAAAGCTTACAAAGGATAACACAGTCTACAAGTACGCCATTTATGACCATTTTGATTATTCGAGCGTTCCGTGGTCTGACATGCCGCGTGCACCAATAGGAGTATTTAGATCTACTTGGGACGCCATCTATGCCGAGCGCGGTCTTGGATGGGATAAAAACCCGTTTGTGTGGGTTTATAAATTCCGGCGGGTGCGACTATGACCAAGCCATATTTTTTGCAGCCAGCGCCACCGGTCAACGACTGGCAACACATTCGAGACCTATTTCAACGCGCCTATGACGAGGGGACATGTAGCATAGCCTTATATAGCGCCATATGCGCGCTGATTGCACAACTAGAAAGAGAAAAGGAATGATGCCATGAAATACAAAGTTTTCGGATACGCGTACCTAAATTTTTTTGTCGAAGTGGAGGCCTCAAATAAGACCGAGGCCAAGGAAAAGGCGTTAGATGTTGGTTTGCAAAGCCTAAACTATAACGAAGGCAATGAAACAGACGAATGGAATATCGCCGACTCGCCGGATTGCATAGTGCCCGAGTCGATAGAGGTAGTATCGTGCGAATAATATTGACGCTTACGCCGCTGCAAATTGACGAATTGCTACACGCCTGCACAAGCCACAGAGAAGATCCCGAGTGCCGGGTATCTATACTCGAAGCCGGTAGAACGGCGCTGGTAAAGGCCATTATTGACCAGCCTGGAATGCCAAGCCGTGCGGCAATTTTAAAAAGCAATCTGGCACAGTGCCACAAAGACGCGCTTGTTTGCGCGATGAGGTGAAATGATGAGATATAGCGTTACAGCCAGTGCGTATCTAAATTTGCACACTATTGTAATAGCTCGTAGCAAAGCCGAGGCCATTGAAAAAGCCCTAGACCGTGGTATTCAGCTGATATTTTGGGATACAGCATGCGAAAATCCAAATCAATGGCGGATAGCCGATTCGCCTGATGAAATAATAACAGATACAATTGAGTGCGAGGTAACAGATGAATGATGCCAAAAATCTAGTAAAAAGTGGTAGAATGAAATATAAATACGAGCCAGCCATTCGATGGGATAATTTTGTGCATGATTTTTACGTTGACGCACATAAAGTGCCTTTGGAATGTGCTAGCGTTATCGCTTGCGACACGCGCAAGGATGCTAAACGCGTAGCTAAGGCCGGTGCTAAAGCCATGCAAAAAAAATGGTTAGAATTGGGTATCGAGGATTTGGCAATAGCGGTGCCACAATGAAGCCTAGGGCGCTGATAATTACATATTATTGTTGCGGAAACGTTAAATCCGTGGCTTACAATCTAGCGTCTTATTGTTTTAAAATGATTAATAAAAATTTAGTAATATATCGAAGATGTAATTTTCAGAAATATATACTAGAAGATTATTACATAATGCCGCACAAATGGCGCTACGACTGGCTTTACTAACACACTTGCCCGAGGTGAAAGATGATAGAAGAACACAACAAGGGAACGGTAATAATAACTTTTACTTATGAGGATATTTTTAAAAAATCAAGAGTACATCGGGTGTCTGTAATCGATAATTTTAGGCACTATAAATATCTAGCGTCAATTTTAGAATTTTTCCGAATGCAGCCAGATAAAAGTAGCCGTGGTTTTTATTTTTGGCCAGATGACGATTATAACGCCGATTATGTGACCGAGATGGTTAATAGGATTTTTTTATGTTTGCTTGATCATGCGTTGGAATCAAATGGTTTCAACGAAGATAGATCTGATTTTAATCGTAAAAAGCCTCAAATTGCTTTGTTTTCGGCTCGGCCGGAGTGGTGGTGTTCTGAACACACCTATTATCTGCCAAAAGCTATTAACAAAGCCAGATCTGGCAAAAAAAGTTTTAATTTTTGTGTGCGAAAATTATTGGATGAGTATGGCTACAAAGATAAAATAGCTTTAAAAATTGAGGTTGAAAAACCATCGTATTGGCAACAATGGCGCTAGCGCACTTGCCCAACAGCCCACCCCGCGCCGATTACCATTCCAGCCCCTAGCACGATTCCACAGCCAACAGCTAGAATAAGCCACGGAGTCATGTTTTTTTGCTTGGGGGCTTCATTATAGGCTTTTTTGTACCATACGCGCTCGTAATCCGCGCGAATATATTGCAATTTCCAGTATACCGCGATCTGAACATTTTCATTGATTGATAGCTGTCGCGCTACATTCCAATCATTTTGGGATTCCGTCTCTGATAAATTTATCGACAAGGGCGTCTCGTTCAGGCTGGTCTTTTGCGCTTGTGACGGCCTTGGCAAGCTCGTAACCAGGACTAATAGGCATAGGCTCAGGCTTCGGAGTATTTTCTTTTTTTGCATCTGATTTTCCTTTGAAATAAAGGCCTAAAAGAGTACCAAGTGCCAATAAAACAGCGCCAAATGCGCCTACGATGTACTTCCAGATTTTAGTCATTTTTTGCCCTCCGGGAGCGTGCCATTTTTTTGAATAAAAATAAAATCATATAACGTTGATTTAATGCCTGCCCAGTCACCATACATGGCACTTGACGCCACGCGCGCGTCGAAAACCTGCAAACGTTGATTTATGGCATACTTATTTTTTGCGTCTGTCCGGATCGGCATATTCTAGCCTTTATTTTTTGTCTAACAGCGTTTTAATCACTTGCGCACCATGTTCGCCGACATTGCCAACTATAAACGCGATCGCGATGCTTACAGTAGCCGTACTAAGGCTTGCGTAGATGGCCGTCATCTGTAGCATTTTATCGGGCGTCAAATTGATTAGCGCAAGCCCAACGGCCACACATGCCAACACACCGATTGCAGCCAGCGCCATAATCAGCTTGTGCCATCTAGGCTTTTCTTTGCTCGCCGTAAATTGTTCGGCCTGTGTCTTCTCGTTGCCCGTCTGGTTCTCGTCCATATGCGTTCTCCAAGGCGGCTTGGCACCGCGCTATATATTGCATGCGTTTATCGTGCGTATTGCATTTGGGGCCATTAATATGTCGCGAAATAGCCAAATATTTTCCTTGATCGGAGAGCAAATTGCAATCAACGTCTTTGTACCGCTGCCAATATACCGCCGCTGATAGGCTCCCCAGCTCAGGCATGGCAAATTCCTCTCGCATTTTCCAGCCATCAATCCCTAGCTCTCGGCCAGTCCACTCATAATTGCTGCGCCACGTAGTATGTAGCATGCCGCGCCCGCGCTCGCTGCTACCGTACCTGCGCCCTGGCTCGTATTTCTCGGCTAGCGCCGTAAGCTGCCAGCATTCCCATCCGCACTGGCCCAAAAATGCCGCTTGTCGGGCAATCGTGTTGATGCCATAGCGTTGCATAGCTTGATCGATAAAAGGTGCCCATAGCGTACACAGTGCGGCCCTGGCGCGTGGGTAGCAGTGATGTAATATCATAGGTGTCAGCATGCGAGTCCTTGTGCCGCTGCACTTGTAGCATGCAGCGGCATCGCTGAATTTCAGTGCATGGCAAAATTACCGTGCATGACTATTATACTACAGTATGTAAAAAATGTCATAGTGTTGTGACAAAAATTGTCACTTTTATGCTTTTGCCGAAAATTGACACACGTTTTTACTTTTTTGCATAGTTTTGCTAAAAACGTAACAAATATATGTACTTGCAAACTATGACAAAAAATGTCAATGTGACAAAAATAATTTGCTATAAAAACAAGCACTTACGCTATTGTGACATTTTTTGCAGGATATTTGGCACGATACTTGTTTTTCGTTTGTTTTGTAAATGTTTGATTTCATTGGATTCTACACTTTGCATGTACTTAGCACACACTTGGCATACACATTGCATATACTATAGTATCTGCAATTAAGCAGAAAAAAAAAGGAGTCTACAATGACTAGCGCGAAAAAATTCCAATTGGTGAATGAAATAGGTTGTAAAATGAGTGAAGTGTGTGCGAGCAGTCTTGCACAAGCCAAAAGGATGTTTTCCTCAAAATTTGAGGGGACATATCATATCATAGACATGTCAAAACCGAACGGAAAAAAAACAAAAGTAAAATTTAACTAAGTGTGAGTGGACGGGCCTACGGGCCCGTTTAAACCCCGCGCCCGGTCGCAACGCCGGGCCTACACGCTGCCATTATGAGCTGATAAACCTTAACAAACAACATGAGAAGTACAATGCAGACCTATAAAATAAGCATTCTCGGCAAGTCGGGGCGTGTCGAACACAAAGTTTGGCACGCAGAGACGATGTCAAGCGCCATGCTAAGTGCGTGGCAGGCCTG